GGGGCCAGCGCCGAGTGCTGCGCAGGCGCGGTCAGGTTAGGCTAGGGGGGATTTATGTCAGGACCACCACGCACGCCAAATGAAATCAAAGCCAGACGCGGCACGTTGAAGCCGAGTCGGGCCGTCGTTGTGCAGCTTCAGAACAGCCTGCCTCGTGCGTCCGAACTGGGCGTGCCTGACGGTTTGGGACCAATCGCAAGCGAAGCGTGGCAGCGAATCGTTGAATACGCCGGTGCGTGGATCGCCGTGTCCGACCGCGACGCGCTCACGATGCTCGTCAAAGACATCGAGTTCCTTGCAGGGCTTGAGGCACGCATCCAAGTAGAGGGTCCAGTGCTCTACACCGACAAGGGCTATGCTTACGCACACCCCGCAGTAGGGATGAGGACAAGCGCAGAGGAGAGTATTCGCAAGTGGATGAATCACCTCGGACTGACGCCATCCGACCGAGCCAAACTGGGGATCGCAATGGTCGAGAGCCAGAGCAAGGTGGACAAGTATCGGGAACGCCTAGCAGCGAAGGGTGGCCACCGCGCTGGCTGACCCCTGTCGCATCGGCTGACCTGAGCCGCAGCCTGGGCGACATCGTTGCCGACTTCGCCGAGGACCTCGTACCCATCGCCAAAGACTCCATTGCTGGCGCCTCTGGTGAGCCGCTTCAGTTCCGCATCTGGCAGAGGCGACTGCTCCGCAGGATGCTGGCACGCAAGGCAGACGACACCTTCACGCACCGCTTCTTCCTGACTGGCATCGCACGCAAGAACGGCAAGACCGCGCTCGCCTCTACCCTGCCACTCTTCTTCGGACTCTATGGCGACCGAGGTGGCGAGATCTACTCAGCCGCCGCTGACCGCGATCAGGCGAAGCTCGTGATGAGCCACGCCAGACGAGCCGTTGAGATGAGTCCAGAACTGGGCGCGCAGATCAAGGTCTACCGAGATGCGATGGAGTTCAAGGGAACTGGCACCGTCTACAAGGCGTTGAGTTCGGAGGCTTTTACGAAGGAGGGCTTGAGCGCCTCGCTGGTCATCGCTGACGAGTTGGCAGCGTGGCCGAGCCGCGAACTCTTTGACGTGCTCTCGCTCTCAATGGGCGCTCGCCGCTCGCCGCTCTTTGTTGCGATCACGACCGCAGGTCAGCGGATGGACTCCACCGGCTCAGACTCCATCGCCTACACGCTCTACCAGTTGGCGCGTCGCCGCATCGCTGGAGAGAACGATGACCCGACGCTTGGGATGGCGTGGTGGGAAGCCGCTGACGATGCCTACCTTGACGAGACCAAGTGGGGCGAGGCGAACCCTGGACTGCTCAGCGATCCTGCCATCCTGTCGCTTGACGACCTGCTCTCTGCCAAGAAGCGAACGCCAGAGGCGGAGTTCAGAACCAAGCGCCTGAACCAATGGGTCAGCAGCTCGCAAGCCTTCCTGCCGACTGCAACGTGGGACGCCTGCAAGGATGACCAGATCGCGCTGAACAAGGAGGACGAGATTGTGCTGGGCTTTGACGGCTCGTTCAGCAACGACTCCACGGCCATCGTCGCGTGCCGCGTAGCAGACAAGGCGTTCTTCGTGCTCGGACACTGGGAGCGACCGCTCGATGCAGAACTCAACTGGCGCGTGCCGGTGGAAGAGGTTGAGGCGAAGATGCTGGACATCTGCAAGGCGTTCAACGTGCGCGAGATTGTCTGCGACCCATTCCGATGGCAGCGGTCAATGGAGGCGTGGCAGCAGATGGGGCTGCCTGTCGTTGAGTTCCCACAGACGCCGAGCCGTATGGTGCCAGCCACGGCAGCCTTCTATGATGCGGTGGTCAATGGCAGGGTGAAGCACAATGGGGACCCAAGCCTCGCCAGACACGCCGCAAACGCGACGCCGTACTACTCTCGCAATGGGCTTATGATTCGGAAAGAAAGCAAGACCTCGCTCAAGCGCATTGACTTACTTGTCGCCGCGCTAATGGCACACAGCCGAGCGGGTACACTTGGCAATGCGCCAGCGCCTAAGCCGAAGGCTAAGGTCGAGTGGATTGAGTTGTAGGGAGACTGATGGGCATTCTTGATCGCGTCTTCGGACGCAGCGAGCCAGAAGAGAAGCGATTCATCGGCGGCCAGTGGCTCGTCCAGGAGGCGCAGACAGGCGCAGCCGGTGTTGTCGTCACACAAGAGAACGCCACGTCTATCGGTGCAGTCTACGCAGCCGTCAAGCTCTACGCCGACACCGTTGCCGCAATGCCGTGGGACACCTACATCCGCATTGACGGAACGCGCCGACCATACCGCCCGCGTCCGCGCTGGATGGATGTGCCGATTCCTAACAACCCGAACTACAGCGCGTTCCAGTTCAAGCATCGCGTCGTCTCGTCGCTGCTACTTGATGGCAATGCGTTCGTGCTTTGCCTACGCGACACGTCAGGCAATGTCATTGAGACACGAGTCCTTGATCCTCAGAAGGTGGAGATCAGGACTGGCGAGATGGGCGTGCCTGTCTATCACATTGAGACCGTTGAGGGCGTTGCAATCCTCGGCACCGACGAGATCATTCACATCCCGCTCTTCGCAACTGGCGAGATGCATCGCGGGCTGTCACCAATCGAGCACCACAAGGTGACGCTTGGACTTGCATCTGCGACACAACTCTTCAGCGCAAAGTTCTACGAGAACAACGCAAGCGTCGGCGGGCTGATCAAGGTTCCAGGCGAACTGACACAGGATCAGGCAGAGGCACTCCGCACTGGCTTCGGTCGCCGACACGCTGGCGTGGACAAGGCGTGGCGCGTGGCCGTCCTAACTGGCGGCGCAGACTATCAGCAACTCGGAGCAAAGATCAGCGACCTGCAGCTCGTAGAGACGCTGCACTACGGCGTGGAAGCCATCGCTCGCATCTACGGCGTGCCGCTGCATATGCTTCAGTACCCAGGCGGCAACACGTCCTACGCCTCGGTCGAGTTGATCGGCATTGAGTGGCTGCGACTCGGACTCGGACCAATCATCGCCAACCTTGAGGCTTCGTTCCAGCGCATCGTGCCAGGCAGCCAGCAGACCTTCTTGAAGTTCACGCTGGACGGACTTCTGCGCGCCACCACGCAGGAGCGATACAACTCCTACAGCACCGCACTGAACAACGGCTTCTTGAGCATCAACGAAGTTCGCTCGCTTGAAGATCGTTCGCCAATCGGCGCAGCCGGCGACGAATACTGGAAGCCGCTGAACATCGGCGTCGTGGGCGAGACGGAGCCGCAAGCCTGATGCCGTACTTCGTCACGGACACAGCCGAGGGCTGTGCAGGATGGGCGACGGTCAAGGAGGGCGGCGAGGTGATCGGATGCCACGACACGAAAGATGCAGCGGTCGCGCAAATGGTTGCCGTCTCGCTGAGCGAAGGCATTGAGCCAGGCGGCGACTACCGCGTGTTGCCAGACAACTACCGACCCGCACTCTCGCCAGACGTGCCAGAAGGTCGCGCCTGCGGCAACTGTATGTTCTACAACGAAGAGGACGTGCAGGGCGACAAGGCGTGGTGCGAACGATGGGATGACTACGTGAATGGCGCCTACTACTGCAACGCTTGGCAGCCAAATGCTGAGGCACGAGTAGACGCACCTGCGCCGCCAAGCGATCAGATCACTGGCAGCGACACCAATGAGCCAGGCTCTGCCAAAGGCAAGCTTGGCGACATCGAGTTGAGCGAAGCCACTGAGACGGCGCTGCAGACAAAGAGCGACGACCACAACGAAGAGATGCAGAAAGAGGGCCGACCTTCGTGGACGCGAGTGCGCGTAGACGCGCTGCGTGCCGTCTATCGCCGAGGCGCTGGCGCCTACTCCGTCAGCCACCGACCAGGCACCACACGCGAGCAGTGGGCAATGGCACGAGTCAATGCGTTCCTCTTCTTGGCACGCACTGGCGCACCAGAGAACGCAGCCTACGTCGGAGACAACGACCTCCTGAACTCAGGGCATCCAAAGTTCGCAGAGGCGAAAGAAGAGAACCAAGTGCGCATCCTGATTGACGTGCCGCAATACATCCAGGAGGCCGCTGAGAAGGGTCTGACCTACGAGCGCAACGGCTACGCGGGCGAAGGGCTGACCGATCAGACGATTGAAGAGGCGCGTCAGCTGCGCGCTGGACAAGTCGAGGACGACAAGGTGACGAGGATGCGGGCGTGGATTCTGCGACACCGTGGCGACTGGGAAGACGTCCCTCGCAACAACAATCCAGATGACGAAGACTTCCCAGGACCAGGCGCCGTTGCCGCCTATCTGTGGGGCGTTGATCCCACAGCAGAGAATGGCACGCAGCGCGTCCTAGAATGGGCAGATGGCGTCCTCGCGCCGCTAGAGACTGAAGAGAGGTTTGACGTGAAGGAACTTGAGACACGCGCTCTGCCGATGGGCGAGTTCACCGTGACAGAAGGCGAAGATGGTCAGAAGACCTTCACCGGCTACGCCGCGCTCTTTGGCGCACCGTCGTCTGGGCTGCCATTCACCGAAGTGATTGCGCCAGGTGCGTTCCGACGCACGCTGAGCCGCGTCGCCGATGGCAAGAAGATTGTCTCATTCCTGTTTGGTCACGACGAGACTCGCGCACTTGCAACGACTGCAAGCGGCCGACTCGCGCTGACAGAAGACGAGCGCGGATTGAAGGTTGAGGCTCGCCTTGATCCAGCCGATCCAGACGCCGCTGGCGTAATCTCCAAGTTGACTTACGAGGCTGTTGCGATGGGAATGTCGTTCGGCTTTACGATTCCAAAGAACGGCGACGAGTGGGACGAGGACACGCGCACGCTACGCGAAGTCAATCTCTTTGAGGTGAGCGTCCTCTCCGCAGGACAGACTCCCGCATACCCAGCGACGCTGGGTCTTACCTCCGTTCGCAAGGTCGCGTCCCGAATGGGCGTAGACGGCGACCGGCTTATCACAGCCATCGAGTCCCTGAAGTCAGCGACCCCGCTGACCGAGGCGGATGTCGAGGTGATCGAGACCGTCACGGAGAAGTTGGCTCCGAAGCGCACAGGGTTGGATTCGTCCATCGCTCGCGCCAAGTTGCTGCTCGCCGAGATGGAATCGGAATCGCTCTAAAAGCCACGAGGTCGCGCCCCGCTGCGCTAAGTACGCAAGCCCGCGAAAGACCATCCCGCTCGGTGAGCCGCACCATTGTGGAAACCAATCAAGACAAGGAGACAGAAATGTCAGACGTAAGGAAGCTACACGAGAAGCGTGCTTCCCTCTTGACCGAGGCTCAGTCCATCGTGACTGACCTTGCCGAGAAGGGCGAAGCGCTTGAGGGCGAGTCACAGGCTCGCTTTGAGAAGCTCACATCAGAGGCTGCAACGGTTGCGGCCGCGATCCGTTCGGAGAAGGATGCGTCAGAGGCTCGTTCAGCCGCTGATGCAGCCCGCGCTGAGTTCGCTCAGGTGATCGCTCCGAAGGTTGAGAAGAGCGAAGGCTCAAACGACGAACTCCGCGCACTGGCCCGCACAGGCGGCGCGCAGACGTTCGAGTACCGCGATGTCTCACGCAGCACTGGCCTGGGCAACCCAGTCACCATTGCTGACCGCGTGAACGTTGTTGCGGCACAGTTCAACCCATTCATTGACCCAGCGATCATCACGGTCGTTCGCACCAGCACCGGCAACAACATCCAGTTCCCACGAGTCACGGCTCTTGGAACCGCTGGATCAGTTGCAGAGGCTGGCACGATCGGCGAGTCGGACGGAACGCTCAGCGCGCTGTCCCTCACGCCAGTCAAGTACGCGACCATCATTCAGGTCACCGAAGAGCTTGCCGAAGACGCAGCCTTTGACCTGAGCGCGATGATCGCCGAGAAGTGCGGCGCGGAAGTCGCAGTTGCTCACGGTGCCTTCGCTGGTACCGCTGTTGCCGCTGCTGCAACCGTTGGCGCAACTGGCTCAGGCACTGTGTCAATCAACCCAACCTATACCGACCTTGCGAAGCTCAAGGCGTCTGTGAACCAGGCGTACCGACGCGCTCCAAAGGCTGGCTGGTTGATGAATGACACCACGCTCGGTGTGGTCACTGGTCTCGTTGATACAACGGGCCAGCCGATCTTCCGCGCAGGTGACGCGAATGTGGCAGACCGACTCCTCGGAGCGCCTGTCTACAGCGCAGCGCTTATTGACCTGACGGACAACACCGCAGGGGCGATCCTCTTCGGTGATCTTGGGCAGATCTACACCGCTCTTGTGGGCGGCGTGCGAGTTGAAGTTTCCCGCGAGTTCGCGTGGAACCTCGGCCTGATCTCCTACAAGGTGGAAGTTCGCGGCGCGACTGGTCTTGCTCAGGCAAGCGCAGTCAAGTCGTATCAGTCAGCCAACGTCTAATCGTTTAGACGCTTAGGTTGAGCGGCAGGGAGTCGGGCTTCGGCTCGGCTCCCTGTTCGCATCAGGAGGGGAAATGGACATCTGGAAGAGACTGAAGAAACTGGGGCGCAAGGGCGCTGCTAAAATCAACGCAGAGGCACCTACGAGCCACGTAGAGCGCGCCATTGTGGTCAGGTGGGGCAATACAGCCACCGTGAAGCGAACGCCGCTTAGAGAGCGGGAAAGAGGGATTGACGAGTGACTCAGTATCTAGCGTCTAGGCAGATGAGCGTGGGGACTGCGGCTGCGAGCGTTGTCGAGGGTCGCGTCGCTGGAACGGAGATTCACTTGCACGCACTCGCCAACAACTCAAAGGACGTGTTGATCGGCGCTTCAGACGTGACCCTTGCCAATGGCTTTGTGCTACGCAAGGGGGAACACGTGACAATTCGGCTAATGGAGCGACAGACGCTCTATGCTATCGCCGAGAACAATGGTCAAGTCCTGACCGTCCTTGCAGTCGGAGGCATCTAATGTCATACGCAACGCTCGCAGAGTTCAAGAGCGCAATCGGGATCAGCGACTCCGCCGACGATCAGGCGTTGCAGTCCGTACTCGATGCAACCGACGCACTCATTGACCTCTACACCGACCGCAAGCAAGGCTTTGGTCAGGCGACGGAGACGCGCTACTACACGGCAGAGGAATACAAGTACGTCCTCG